CCCCGTCTCGGCATCGCCGCCAGCGCCAGCTCCGGCACCACCATCGCCCGCCGCACCGGCACCGGCATCGCCAGCACCCCCGGTCAGCAGATCCGCAGCCGATCCACCGGCAGCACCATCGCCGCCGCCTGCACCCGCACCTGCGCTACCATCAAAGTCCATCGTCGATCTCCATAAGTTGCTGGACTGCCAGCTCGTCCAGGTTGAGCAATCGGATCAGCCGCCCGAACACCTCGCGCCGCCCTTCGCGGCGCGCCATCTCGAGCGGCTCGGTTGAAAAAATCCCTTCACGGTCCGCGAAACAGAACCGCCGCAGATCGGCGAGCACATGCTCGCCGCAGCGGCGCATCCGGTCATTCTCGTAAAACAGCGACTTGACCTCGCGCGACAGCACGACAAATCGCCAGCGTAGCCGGTTTACAGGCGATATCCCGATCATCACGCGGCCTCCGCCACCTGGTTGGCCTTCGCGATATCGAGCGAAGCCCCGGCTGCGTTCTTCAGCAGCTCGGCATTGATCGCGGCCTGGTGGCTCTGCTCCTCGCGCGCGATCAGCTCGGCCACCTCGGCGTCGCTGCGCAGGTAGCTGGGCTTCACGCCCATTTCCTCGGCCAGCCCCGATGCCATCGCATCCACGTTCACCCGGTGGCGCACGTTCGGATCGATCTCGGCCATCACCGGCAGCGCCTGCAGATAGCGCATCGATTTGCCTGCGCTTTCGGCGCGCGCCATTTCGGCGAGCTTGTTCTCGTATTCCACCACCGGCCAGGCCCCGGCCTCGATCACTTCGCCGGGAAGCGGCGGCAACTGCCCCGCCCGCAGCGCCAGGTCGATTTCGCGCTGGCTCACCGGGTGCTGCTTCTCGCGCATGTACCGGCCCGCAAACGGCATCACCAGCATGCCCTGCTTGCTCACCACCTCAAGCACCTCGGTCGTCGTCATCCGCGAATTCGGGTCGGTCAGGATCTTGTAGATCTCTTCGAGGAATTCCTTCTCGATCACCGCGCGCTCGCGCTCGGCCTCGTTTTCGGCATAGGGCAGCCCCGCTTCGCCGCCGGGCATCCGCGACACCATCGGTCGGCCCATGTCGTTCACCAGTCCCGCGTTCATGCCGCCCGGCTTCGTCACAAGGCTGGTCACCCCGTCGTCGTTGTTGAAGATCAGCGCCGGATCGACTGCCTTGTGCGCCGCGCGCAGCGTGGTCTTGCGCACCTGCTGCAGCCCCATGATCGTCGGCATCACCCGGATCGCGGGCGATCGGCCATAGATTTCGCCTGCCGTCGTCAGGTGCCGCGAAACCGCCACCGGCATCGAATGAAATCCGCCGCGCTTGCAATACAGCTTTTCATCCTTCGCCAGCCACCGCGCGCCGATCGGAAAGCGCCGGTGGTCGAAACTGTCCTTGTCCCAGCTGCGGTTCGGCGCGATCACGTGGATCAGCTCGAACTCGGTTTGCGGCTTGTTCTCTTTCAGCGCCTTTGCCATTTTCGGGGTCAGGTTCTCTGCGCCGAAAAACTCTTCGCACTGGTCCGCGCGATAGCATTCGGTGATGTGAACCCGGTTCACCAACCCGGCAAAGTCCACGTCGATAAAGCACTTCGACAGGTGCAGCGCCTTGTAGAACAGCCCGCGCCCCTCGGTCGCATCGCACCACAGCGGCGCAGTGCCGTATCGCCCGGTCTGGTCCCAGTCCTCGCCCGCTGCCGTGGTAAAGCCGGTGTGCAGCGCATGCCGCATCGCATAGAGCCGCGCCCCGGCCTCTTCGCGCCACAGCTGCACCGATCGCAGCTTGTTCAGCTCGGGATCGAGGAACCGCGGGCGGATATACTGCTCGTGCTCGGGGGTGGTGATCGCCATCATCGCCGCGGCAAAGCGCGAACACTGGGTAATGTGCGTCACGTCGAACAGCTGCTGCCCGCGCAGCGCGCCGGGGCTGGCCTGGTTGAACCCGCCAGCGCCATCAGGAAACAGCTCGTCAACCTCGCGCCAGGTCGTTTCCCACGGTGCCCGCTCGGCCACCATCCGTTCGTGCTCGCGCAGATCCGCCTTGACCAGCGCCTCGTCCTGCAGGGTGTCCAGCATCGTTTGAAAACTCCTGAATATTGCCTTGGGGCCAGGTATGCCGCTGCCCGGTGTGGTCCCGCCGGGCAGCGGCAATCAGTCTGGCTAGAACACGATATCGCTTGCCAGGTTCATCTGCGCGCCCGGCGGGATCACCAGCTTGTCGCGCGCGCGCCAGGCCACCGGCTTGCCATCCAGAAACAGGCCATATCCGGCGAGCTCGAACCCCGCCTGCCCGCCCGCCGGACCGTGAACGATCAGCTCGTCCAGCGTCAGCTGCAGCCCGGCAATGCCCAGCCGGAACGCAGATCCGGTCAGCACCACCGGCGCCATCCCCGCGATCTCGCTCTTGCCGTTCGAAAACACCACTTCGACCGTTTCCGCATCGCCGATCAGCTCGAGCATCAGCTTGCGGTCGTCCTCGGTGTTCAGCACCAGCTTGTCCGATGGCCCGCACTTGCGGCCCGCGGCCGTGCCGCGGCTTGCGCGGGGAGCAGACGCCGCTGCCTTTGCGGCCTTGGCCAGCGCGTCGCGCTCGGCCAGAAGTTGGTCGATCACCTCAAGCGCCTGCACGTCGATCGTCTTGCCGTCCTCGGCTTCGAACACCAGCCCGCGCTCGATCAGCCCGGCATGGATCGTTGCCAGCGCCACGCTGTCCGGGTGCCCGGGATTGACTTCGCCCTGTTCGGGGGCAGCGCCACCGGCCTGCGCCGGATCGTTTTCGGGATCGTTCATTGCAAATTCCTTTCGTGATTGAACCTAGTTGCCCAGCACCAGCCGCCCCGGCGCGAACGCGGCCTCTGCCCCGCTCGCCCCGTTGACGATCTGGTCCGCTGCGGATCCGCGCCGGCGGCGAAACGCGTCGCCGCGCTCCAGCGATGCTGCCGCATCATCGCGCGTCGGCATCGGCAACGGCTGCGCCGCCACCTGTTTCTTGCCGCCACCCCCCAGCAGCGCCCGCGCCGCCACGCCCAGCAGCCCGCCACCCAGCAGGAAATGGCCAACACCCTTAATCGCCTTCATCGCTCAAACTCCTTTCAGCACGTTGTAATCGCTATCGTTTGTTATCGGGGGGCCGCCATTGTGGCCGATCCGGCCCTGCGCCGCCGGGGTCAGATCGATCCCCTTGTCGAGCTCGAAACAGCCGTACTGCAGCGCGTCCATCAGATCGGCATAGCCCTGGACCTTCTTTGGCACGTCGGCGTAATAGCCGTCGCCGCCGCTGCCCTTTCCCACCCGCTGGTAATAATACTTGGTCCGGAATGCCCGCCGGGTCATCTTGCAGCGCTTGTGTACCAGCAGCGCGCGGTCCGCGCCGATCGTCCGGCCCAGCCGGTCGCGCACCGCTTTCAGCCGCGGCTCGAGCGCATTCTGCTTGACCCGCGCCTTGCGCACCTTGTGGCCGAGCCCCTTCTGGAAATCCTGCCGCCACGACCGGAAGTTGATCGCATCTTCGCCGGCCGCGCCCGCCGGATCGCATACTGCATCACCGATCTTGAACCCGCCGTACCTGATCGCCAGCAGCTCGCGCACCTGGCGCCCCAGCGCCTCGCCGCCCAGCTGCACCACCTCGATCTGGTCATCCTCGGTTTCGAATACCGCGGATATCTCTTCCAGGATGCGCAGCTGGCCTTTCACCACCTGCCCGATCAGTACCGCCCCGATCAGCCCCTGGTCGGCCATGATCAGCAGCGGAAAGCCGGGGATGGCCTCGAATTCCGCGCTATGGATTTCATCGACATATTCGGGGAACACCGATCGCCCGTTCTTTTCCGGGGTGAACTTCGATCGCAGCATCCGGTTGATATAGGTCAGATCGCCGCGCGACTTGGCAAAGGCGTACTGCCGTTCATAGTACCCCGGCAGCAGGTTCTCGACATTTTCGGCGCGCGGGTTCAGATTGCCGTATTCGTCAACTGCCTCGGGCTGCTCGAAATACTCCACCAGCGGCCGGTCGCCCGAAACCCGCGCCAGCTGCTCCTGCACCTCGGCACCCAGCTGCTCCTCGACCAGCACCTTGTACGTCCAGTTTTCGTCGTCGTTGCCGTTGAGATCGAGCATGATCTGCGGATCGACCACCAGCGTCGGATCAAGATCGCCGAACCGGCCGACGCGCCCCGCCAGAAAGGTCAGGATGTCCGGGTGGGTGCGGTCAGCCTCGTTGACCAGCGCCGCCGTCACTTCAAGCCCGCGCAGCGCATCCTCGACCGTCCGGTCGCCGATCGCGCGGAACTCCATTTCGACCTGGCACACCTCGAGCACCGGCGCCTGCGGGTCCGCGATATGGCCATCGCGCTTGAGCACGAACCCGAAGCGATGGATGCGGGGCGAACTGTTGACGAACTCGCCGACGTGCCTGGGGATGATCTTGAACCAGCTCGGGATCGTGTTGCGGTCAAGGTTCGGATAGGTATCGCGGATCACGGCAAACCGGCTCTTGCGCACCAGCACCCCGTCGCGGCCCATCACCCCGCCCTGCTTCTTCGCCAGCTGCAAAAAACACTGCCCGCTCGCAATCGTCTTTCCGCTGCCAACCGGGCCCATGATCCCCTTGATGAACGCGCGGCTCGCGATGTACCGATCGGCCACCTGCCCGATCCGCCTGAGCTCGCGCGGCTTAGCGATGGGGGCGGTCATTCTGCCACCTCGTCAAACTCGCCATAGGGGATGACATCG